ATGTCATTCCAGGTTAGCCAAGGTGAAGTAAATCCGTTTACAAAAAAACTGCGTATGCCATTATGCAACGCAGCAGGGTTTTTCGATATGTACTTTTGAGGGACTTTTCGCATTTCATCTTCAGAGAATGTAGAGCCGCAATCAGGGCATCGCCATTTCACATCACTGACTACCACAATCTTCCGACCTTTAGCATCCTTATGTTCCTCGGTCTCACATTCCATCTCAGTATGTCGTATCAAATGATACTCACCACAATTAGGACACTCATGTTGCCACTCTTCTTGTGTGCCTGTTTGATACTCTACATCGATTCGTGAGCTACCTTCATTCGTTGGCGTGGAGAATAGCCCCATAACCCTATTCCAGAAGGTTGTCATACGTTTGGCCGCAAGGTCTACTGGGTCACCTTCTGTGCCAGCACTGTCTGGGAAGCGGTCTACTTCGTCAGCTAGTAGTACACGTACAGGACGTGATGCCAATCCGGCCGGGCTATTAGCACCGCACATGATAAGACGACCACCAGGGAATAACTTAGATAAGATCGTATTCTTACCATCTCGTGTCTTAGCTCCGTCCTCGGATTTAGTCTCATAAAATACTTGTGAAAGTACTTTTGTATCACGGATCATCGGAGAGATACGAGACTTTGAATAATCTTGGGCCAATTCGATAGTCGGTTGAATCATCATGACCGCACATGGGTCAAGATGAGCGTATCGACCTAGGACATTATTCATTATGTCCGACTTCCCGACCTGCGATGCTGACTTAACCACTACCCGATTGATACCAGGTTGCGTGAAAGCATCCATAATATCCTTTTGATATGGTGCTCTACTAGTTTTCCACCGCCCTGGTTCAGCTGAAAGGCCTTGTGATAGCATGCGATAATCGTCAGCCCATTGGCTAACACTGGTTTTTGGCAGTGGCTTTAGGCCCATTTTAGAGACATATTGCCACAATTCTTTTGCCGTTTTCATGCTATCACCTCCTTTTTTGCATTAAAAAAGCGCCTAACTTGGCGCTTTATCATCGTCTAATTCATCGCTATCCATGAATAATGACGGCGTATATTCACTTAATTCGGACAATTTGTCCTCAATTTCTTGTGTTAACAGGTTATATGCTTCTTCTTTTGTTATATTTTGTAACTGTGGTGCCAATTTAGTTGGCAATCCTAACAATTGTGTACGCAAATTTACGAGCATTTCTGTCATTACCTGTTCTACAGTATCTGCTGAGTACACTTCGCCGTTCATTTTGGCTAGTTTCAACTCAGCAATCTTGCGTTTTGCGCGTTCATTCTTGGCCTTTTCAACCTCGAATACCGCATCATCGGAACTGCTTTCCTCTTCAGCAGAGGATTGCCCCTTATATTTGACATAATTGATAACGGATTTGATAACCAGGATATTATTCTTTTCATCCGTCGCTAAAACCCCTTCTTTGAGCAGTTGCGAAACACGTTGACGCGAGAGCCCAAGTGCTTTCGCCAGGTTCGACTGTGAGGCCGTTGCTGTTTTCAAATCATCTGTAATTTTCACTTATCAATCAGCCTCCTTTCATTACCTGTATCACTAGCAAGGTCATAAAAAAATTAAAGTCTAGGCAATTTTTGGGGTCTCGGCCACCGCACGCTTTCAATTTTTCCCAGAAGAACCTACCAAAAAAAAATTACTCAAAAATTCAACGAAACGTGTATTTTTTTAAATTTATTTTTTATTATTTAGAGCGGGTACTGCCCCAAAAGCTATCTTAATACATCGCGGCTGTTTCTCTTAAATCGGCCGTGTGAACGAGTACATAATCCACAATTACTTTTGTGTGCGTGGTCGTGTGTGATATACGTTTGACACAGGCCGTCATATTCAATTAATTGTGCTGTGCAAACGCCGTTTTTATTATTCAGGCATTTACGTTTAATACATTTGACTTCTGTGCTCATACCTTCTCACCTTAATACTTTGTACGCTCAAATCCGATGACTAGTTGGTTGTTGTTAGGCTATATAGTTATTGGAGGACTACTAGTTCTAGTCATCAGATGTCAGCGTACAACGATACAGGGCAAGCTCATAATGTATAAGCTTAGTATTATTCTGTGGACAAATTCGGCTCGCCCTGGTTTCATTGTGCGGTAAATTTCATTTTTACATATTCCCTCTCCTTAGCTTACGCGATCGCCTACATCATAAATACGGGCCCCTGTATTCACAATGCTACATACAACAAAAAGCACGGTCGTTATCACCGTGCTTTTTGCCGAGTTGTGTATAAGAGAGGATTTGT